GTTGGCGCCGTGGGCGTATCCGTGGACCATCGCAACAGGGCCGAGGCGATAGACGCCCTTGTCGGCGTGGTAGGGCAGGATGACCTTCGCCCCGTTCTGGCGGGCGACGCGGTTGATGCGGGCCTTCAAGTCGGTGCAATAGTCGCGGACGATGGCCTGCCCGTGGCCCTGCATCGAGTCGAGGCGGTGTTCGTGGTTGCCCCAGAGGTAGACGGTGGGCTTCCACTTGGCGAAGAAGTCCTCGCCGGCCTCGATGTCCTCTTGGAGGGACTCGGCTCCTTCCTTGTCTGACCCAACGCCCTTGCGGAGGGAGCGGAAGTCGTAGTGATCGCCCCCGGCCACCTTGACGTCGGGCTTGAAGTCCTTGGTGAACTCGTAGAGGGCCGAGAGGGCTTCGGGGTCGGCCATGTCGCCGTGGCTGTCCGAGGCGAAGATGAACTTGGTCAGTTTGCTCATAGGCTTGGTTGCTTAATGTGGTTAAGCCTGTGAGGGGTTCGGCAAACTACGAGGCTGGGCGTACTTGTCGTAGTGGCGCACGAAGCGGAGGCCGAGGCGTTCGGCTGCGTGGTAAAGCCCTGGCGTGCTGAAGTTGTACTTCTCGGAGGTCTCGCGGGCGGTCAGCCCCTGCTCGATGCCGAGGCGGACGGCTTCCTTCATCGAGATTTTGCCTTTGGCGAGGAGGTTCTCCTCTACTCCACCGAAGGCCCGCTTGCCCGCCTTACGGCGCCGACAGCCCGCAGGCCAGATGATGCCATGCCGGCAGATGAAGGCCTCCATCTCCTTGAGGTTGACCTTGGCGATCTTGGCGGCGTCGATAGGTAGCCACGACGCACGGATGGCATCGCGGATGGCCTTGGCCATATGGCGGTCGGAGGGGTCTTTAAATTGGTCGACCCGGATGTGTGGCTTGCTGTCGTAGTGGGGACAGGTGGCGAGGAAGCGGAGGCGGTCGACTGATACCCCCCATGCTATCGACATCTCGGCCAGCTCGTCGTCGGTGGGGGAGGCCATGGCGTCAGAACTTGTCTGACTCCTTGGCTTGCTTCCAGACTTGGCGGACGGCGAACCCGTTCTCGGTCGGGTCGAACTCGCCCAAGTGTTCGTCGAGGGCGTTGCCGGCCTTGATGAGGACGTCGATGCCGTTGCGGTAGCGGTTGAGGTCGACCATCGAGATGACGACCCATTGCCCGTCCTCGGTCATCTTGAGGACTTGGGACAGTTGGAGGTTGAGGGCGTTGACCTGTGCGAGTTGCCGTTCCAGCTCGTCGATGCGTTCCTGCTTGGTGGGCTTCTTGCTCACAGTTGCAGATGCTTGGCGACGGACGCACCGACCTCGCGGATCGTCACGGCGCTGTTGGGTTTGAAGACATAGGTCTGGTCGGGGATGACGCCCTCGAGCATCTCGCGGATGCTGGTGGCCTCTTCCTCGTTCGCCGGGCCGACGCCTTCGGTCTCGATGTGGAGATGGACGACCCGCCAGCCACGGACCTCGCCCATCAGTTGCTTGGTCACGACCACCTCGTTGATGTAGCGGGTGTCGGGGATGACGACGTGGCCACGCTCCTTCTTGGCGGACTCGGTGAGGTTGAAGATGAAGACATCCTTGTGCATGGAGCGGGCGAACCGACCCATGGCGACCAAGGTGTCGCGGTGTTCCTTCTTGAACGTCTCGTCGAAGAAGTTGGCCGTGAGACCGAGATGGTAGGCGAAGTCGTTCGCGGCGTCCTTGAGGGCGTCGGCGAAGGCGATGCGTTTGACGGCGTTGCTGTAGCGGGTCATCCCTTCCGCGAAGGTGTCCTTCCCGCTGCGGGCGTAGCCGGAGAGGAGGACGATGGTCTGCGGGGCCTTGAGGTTCGGGCGCATATTACCAGTCGGTCGGGGTCGGGATGGTGGAGGCCTTGCCCTTGGGGAAGTTCAACTTGTACTTGAACTGCGGTTTGCCCTGCCATTCGCCGTCGGGGGTCACTTCCACCTCGACCTCGAAGTAGACATTGGTCGCGGGGCGGAGATAGTCCAGGAAGTCGGGGACGGAGAGCGTGGCCTTCGGTTCGGAGACGTACTTCCCGCTGATCTTGCCGACGAGCATGGCGAGGGACTTGCCGTACTTCGTTCCGTAGGACTTGGAGAAGCAGAGGCCTTCGGCGGTCTTGAAGAACAGGCGGGCGGAGACGCCGTCGTCGTAAACCTTGACCTTGTCCTCCTTGGGGAGGGACATCTTCAGGACGTACTTGCCGGAGGCGTTGAGCGTGGTGAGGGGCGGGCGGTCGTTTTGGTTTTCCATGTTGGTTGTGGGTGAGATTGGTTCTGAGGAATTGTTTTGTTGGCTAAGGCAATGCTGGTTGAGGGATGTTGCCGCGTGATAAGGGTCGATAGGCAGATTGTTTAGTTCATCTTCCGTTCCAGCGTCGTGGATATAGTCGGGACCCATTTCTTCCCTATCGTACAAAGGGTGATCTGGATTTGCCCAGATATTATATTCCTTTGGGCAGGTCTCGTTATTGCAATGCGAACCCCTGCTTCCATTTCCAGCGCCGTGAGTCCTGACCTGTTTGCAGTTCGGGCAAATGAACTTATAATACTTCAGCTCTGGCTTTTCAAAGTGCCAAGCAATGGTGCATTGGTAGTAAGGCAGGCCTTCTTTGAATGACATGGGTTAGGCGAAGTTGATGGGGGCGAGGGGAGCGGTAGAGGTCGGGCGGGCAATGGTGATGACCTCCGTGGGATACGCGGGCCACTCGTTGAAGGACTTGCAGACCTCGAAGGCCTTCATCGCGGAGAGCATCAACGCTTCCCCTTCGGCGATGAGGTCGGGGTGCAGTTCAAAGACGGCGGTTAAGAACGGCGCCTCTTTCTCGACGACCAGGAAACGGAACCCCTTGGGGCGGACACCGAAGTTGAGTTTGCAGAGTAGGAGATACCACGCGGCCTGCAGCTTGAAGTCGTCCGACCAGATGAGCTGACGACCGAAGCCCTTGGGCGTGGCCTCCTCGGCGGTGGTCTTGATGTCGTAGATGAAACCATCCTCGGCGATCAGGTCGATGGAGCCCTTGATGGGCACCATGTAGTCGGCCTTGAGCATCACCTCGGTGGCGACCGGGACGATGTTATAGCGGGCCATCGCCTGCTTCACCGCGTCGGCGTAGGACAGGGCGTTGTCGTACTCGTCGGCCTTGCAGCGGATGTCGTCGGGCTGGAGGGTGGACGCCCAGTAGGCGTGGACCTCCTTGCCTTCCTTCGTGCGCTTGTCGGCCTCGGGTTCGGGCTTGAACTTGGCGAAGGCCTCGGGGTCGAGGACGGCGGCGTGGGTCATGATGCCTTCACGGAGGGCCTTGGAGTCCTTGCGGGGGTTGGCCTTGTCGTGGGCGTACTTCGCCGGCGCCTTGAGGAGGAGCTTGGCGGAGGTCTGGTTGAGGGCGTCGATGGCGTCGTACTCCTGGCGGGTGCGGGCGGCGATGCGTTCGTTGAACTGTGCGATGGTATACATGGCTTTGGTGGGTTGGTTGGAAAGGGTTAGAGGACCTCGTCGGGATTGTCGACAAGGTTCTCGGCGTCATTCAAAGTCTTGTCCATGTCCTCGGCCTTCTCGTGGAGGTTCTGGACGCTGACCAGGAGTGAGGCGAGGTCTGCACGGACGATGTTGAGCCGTTCCCTCAGCTCGACCAAGTCGGCGGGGTCGTCGATGTGGGTCGCGTCCGTGATCGCAAGGACGGAGAGGAGGCGGTCGGCGTCGATGCTGACGCGGTGGATGTCGTGCTGGGTGACGAACGTCGTTTGGTAGGCGGAGAGGCTGCGGGCCTCGTTCTGGAGCCGACGGAGGGCGGCGGCAAGGCGGTCTTGGGAGGTCATTTGAGGAGGTTGCGGATGCGGGTTAAGGTGACTTCACGCACCTCGCCCTTGACGACGAGGAAGGTGCGGACGTTGGAGCGGTAGAGCGTGGGCAGGGTCTCGGCGGTCCAAGCCTTGAGGAGGCGCTCAAAGACGATGGCCGTCTTGGCTGACGCTTCCACGTAGAGCATGGAGTCCAGGAGAATGATGAGGGCGAAGGGCTTGCGTTGGTCGACGTAGGCTTGGGCCGTCTTGTAGACGCAAGATGGGACGGATTTCGGCGTCATCTTGGGAAGAAAGAGCGTGCGGAGAGCCAAATAGGGGTCAGATAAACATTTTTTCTGTTTATCTTGTCGGCGACCGATTGGCTGACGGCGTCGATGACGTAGGCGTTTCCGTCTTTCTCAAAGGTGGCCCCGGCCATCTCGGGGATGTGGCGGGACTGCTTGGAGAGGATGACCGCGTCGAAGTCTGCGAGCTCGACCTCGGCCTGCTTCATGTCGGTCAGGGAGAATTGCCGGACGGCCTCCGTCTTGACGATCCACATGAGGACGATGGTCGTGTCGGCGAGGATGACGTTGATGGGCTGACAGGCGCCGAGCTTGGAGGTCGTGGAGGTCACGAATGGCCTCCCTTCTTGGCGTGCTTCCAATAACTTTTGATGACTTGGTTGTCGCCGGACATCCGGCAAATCAAGTCTGCGGTCTTGGTCATACGCTCGACCTCGGCCTTGAGGCGGGCGACCTCGGCCCTCTCGCTTTCGAGCAGCGCCTCAAGGGTGATGACGCGGCCTTGGAGGCGGGCGTTCTCAAAGATTAGGTCAGTGCTCATTTGGCGGCGTTGCGGACGGCCTGCTCGAAGGCGTGGTTCGTGAGGACGGCGGCCTGTTCCGAGGACAGGTCTTTGAGCCCTTGTCCAGGCTTGAGCCAGCCCTTGGTGATGAGGATCTCCACGGCGGCCTTCTCGTACTTGAGCTCGCCCATGAAGACCTTCGGGGCTTGGGGCTTCGGAGCGGACGCCTGATGCCCGTCGTCGTCGAGGTCGACCGAGATGCCGCAAGCCGTCTGGATGGACTGCCGGCGGATGTAGGTGATGGCACCGCCGACCTGTTGCGCCGTAAGGCCGTCGGCCTTGACCATCAGTTTCCCGAAGGAGAAGAGGTGGCCGGAGGTGTGCAGGAAAGAGGTCGACACCCCGACCTTGCCTTCCTCGGTCTCGAGGACTTGGACGAGGGCGAGGTTGTGTTCCTTGAGGACGGGCTTCACCGCGTCGAGCAGGGCGTCGAGCGATACGTAGCGGGCCTTGAAGGCGGGGTTGAGTCGGTTCGCCCCGACGTTCTCCATCTTGGCGAGGGCGCCGATCAGGTCGAAGTAGGGATTGGTCTGCTCCTGGGGAGCGGTGTCTTTTTTGCTCATGGCTTGTTTTGTGGGTTGGGTTGGTGGGAAAGGATTAAGGGAAGGTCGTCATCTCGTCGATGGTCTTCTGCGAGACGCAGCGGAGATGGTTGTCGTGGGAGAGGAACCAATAGCGGGTCTGCCCAGCGGGGCGGGGCTTCAGCTTGCGGGCCACCGTGCCGTCGGACAGGACGATGTAGGACGAGCCGGAGAGTTCGCGGTAGGTCGCAGGGGCCTTGGCTTCGGGGTTGGTCTTTGGTTGTTTCTTAAGCATAGGAAATTGGAGGGGGCTACGACGGCCCGAGGGCGGTGCGCTGGCAGGATGAGGCCAAGCGTCCAAGGTACTGTATGTGTCGTAGCCCCCAAAAGGGGGTTAGTTGATGGCACCGCGTTTGGCGGCGTCAAGGATGAGGAGGGCGTCGGCGTTCCAGAGGGTGACGTCGACGGAGGGGAAGAGTTCGGCGGCCCGCGACTTGAGGACGTTCTTCCATTCGGTCGTCGAGCGTTCGCCCTTCGTGCCGACGGAGTGGGCCTTCATCCAGATGGCGGGACGGATGCGGTGGACCTTCCAGCCCATGGCGATCGCGGCGCCGTAGAGGATGCCCGTGTTCCACATCAGTTTCCCGATGGCCGACCCGGGGATGCCTTTGCCGGCGAAGAGCGGGGGCTCCTCGAGGAAGAGCTCGACCTCGCGGGCCTTGATGGAGATGTCG